TGATCCTTTTTGGCACTACTATGATCCCGAAAAGGGAGAATTTAAAACCCTCCCAGGAAAATATGGTGTTGACGATCCTCCTCCTCGACCGCGTGGATATTAACGTTTAGGACAAGATATCTTATAGTACCCAATACCATTATTTTTCTTGGCATAACCGTCCACATCGATTCCATCTAGTCTCATTTGATCTAAATTATACGTCACACGGGGAGCAAAGCGGCTAATAAAGAATCCTGCGCAGGTAAAGTTTCCATCGTCCCCATACTCAATGATCTTTTCTTTTAATTTCTTTTTACGAGCGACGGCGGCTTTTTCTACCGCATCATGATCCTTGTATTCCTGAAGGAGGGCTTTTAATTCTTCATCGTCCACATGGATATAATCTTTTTCACTAGGCTTAGGAGGAACCCCGAGCTGTACCATTCTCCAAAATTCTTTTCCTTTGTCTATCATTTCTTTTTGAAGGGTCGGTTGCGCAAAAGCCTCCACAGTGATACAAGACTCATGACGATAATCCCAGATAGCCACAAAAGCCCTTACAGGATTACATAGCATAATCTGCCATTGTATTTGATGCTGCCAATAGAGAGGAATATTCCGATGCTCTCGAGCTTTATCAAGGATATCATCACTAACAGGACACTTGATTTCGCACAGAACTTTTTTCTCCATATCAAAACCATCCAAAGAAGCCCTAAAGAAAGAGTTCTCATTATCTTCTAAACACAAAGGCTCAAGATTTAACTGCTGGTTTTCATTTACCCATTGCCGCGCTTTATCTTCATTGCGAACTCCATGTTCCATAGCGAAGTTCATTTCGTCTTCCCCTTTAAAACCGCATTTTTCATCCCATAAAGTAAGAAGAGTCTTATACTTATTGCTTCCTTGAATGATAGCAATATCGGAGGCGCCTATTCCATTGCGCCTCCAGTCTAACCATTCCTTACTTCCTTGTCCGTCCGGAAAGCTTACTATCTTCATCAGACCCCTCCAAAATCAAAGACGGCTTCATCTTCCTTTTTTTCATCGGGAGGTTTAGGAGTAGGAATAAAAGAAATCGAATCGCAACTAATAGTCATATCGATTTTGATATCCCCATTTTTAGACTGATAGGTAGTAGGAGGCTGCAGGTCTCCCATTACCGCCAATACCTTTCCTTTTTTAATGTAAGGAAGAATAGCGGAGGCGACACCAGCCCAGCAATTCACCCTATACCACACGGTTCTTTTCTCTCCTCCCTTATTGAAATTGATTCCAATAGGAAATGTACTCACTTTCTTCCCTCCCGCAGTACACCTTTCTTCTGGGTCTCTTCCCACAAAACCCATCACAAATATCTTTTGCATCTTAAGCCTCCTTCGCTCGTTTAATATCGCGAATTCTCTCAATGCATCCGGTATACTTTTTAGCGGGAAGATCCGCTAGCTTACTAATGTTAAAACCTTTAAGTATACTTTCTACCAATTCTCCATGAGAAGAAAGTTCCTGGCTTAACACTTGAAGTTGGGCTTTGCTGATCTTTCCAGTATTTTCTTCTTCAATCTTTCCCGAGCGAGGAGCCTTCATAGCGACTTCTCCGTCATCATCTTCATCACTTGTGACTACTCCTACCAGGGAAGAGTAAAGGTAGCGTCTCAGGTAGGTTAAATGACTTCCTAGGGCTTGAATATCTGCCTTAGGAGGTCTTACTTCCATCACAGACTCTATCCATTGGCCCGACGCGTGACACAGCCGTGCATGCATATAGACTTTCCCGTCTTCACCGGTTAAAGTTCTTTGAATAACCGAGAGTCCATTCTTAGCAAGAACGGGACGAGAAGCTTTCACAACCGATGCTAAATCCGCATAGCGACTCTTGAAAAATGGATTCACACTATCTGTTGCTGCTACATCCATTTCTAGTTGAGCTTTAGCTAGAGCCTCCATAAGCTTATTAAGTTCAGGAGATTCCGTTTGTTTTGTCTGTCTTTGGGAGACTTGTTCAAATGCCAATCGATTTCTTTCTTCAATGGGCATACTTTCGTGTTTTGCTGGTAACGCCATAGGTTTTTCCTTGGTTTGTGCAATGTTTGTCATAGTAAACTCCTAGAAAAGTTTGTTCTCTAAGATTTCGTATAATTTGTCTTTGAATTCTTTGGTAGTTTCGTCAACCGCCTTATCTACCTCACGATGATGCACTACGTCTACATCATCAGTCGTCATATGCTGAATCTCTTCCCTTTGATTCGGCATGTCTTTAGAAAAAATGAGATATTGCATGGCCTGAAGAACTGTTTCCTTACACACAGTATTCAGATTGCAAAAGAGCTGCTCGTAAAGAGCGAAGACCGCTTCATCTTCACTTGGAAAGTATTTTCCTATTTGCTCCGAGGTTTCATCTTCTACCTCTACATAGTCATAGGCATAATCGTGTTGGTAATTCATCTTGGTAACTCCTGTTTAATGCTTGTCATTAATCTGTTTTCATTATATCATGACAAACAACATAAAAATCAACCTAAAAAATGTGGTCCATGAAAAAAAAAGAATTTTTACCAGAAGACTTAGAGGTTTTGAGGAAATTTCTAAAGGATAAAAAAATTACTTACGTAAGCTTGAGTAAAGAAATGAATTATAGTACAAGCCATGTTATTAGGGTTTTTAATGGAGAATACTCTGTTCAGCCTAAATTTATTGCTCTTTTACTTCAAGCTGTACAACGGATTCTCCAACGTGACCTTAAACAATTTTATGAATTAATTAGAGGTCAAGAATGGACTACCTTTACATCATTTTAATCGCGGCATCCCTTTTTATTCTTCCCCAGTGGTGGTATATGGGATGGAAAGTAAGAAAAGAGAAGAAGAAAAGCATCTTTCTAAAAAAGGAAAACGACGACTTACGTTCTCAGAGTCGCCGCACCGAAGAAGGGTTTTCGGAAATGGAGGGGAAACTTAATGATCTTTCTCGAGAAGTAAGTGATCTCCATGCTTATCTTATAAAGTTTCAACAGGATCAAATTAGTTGGATTACTGTTTCCAAAAACCTCCCCCCTCACTCTGAGATGGTTATTCTTCTCCACAAAGATAAAAAAGAAAGCCGGGGATTTTTAAATGGTGATAAAGAAAGTTGGAGTTTAACCTCCTTGGGGGGGCCGATGAAAAAAGTTTCACTGGACGCGATTACCCATTGGAAACCTTTCTTCACTCCATAAAAAACGGCGCTTAATCCTAGGAAAAAGCGCCTTGACAAACACTATTGCCGTTACCAAGCGGAACAATAGGGTCAACAAAAATCCTACCATTCTACAGATTATTTTGATAGGATTGTGTAAAAAAAATAAGAGAGGCCCTCGCAAAGCCTCTCTGAAAGATTCAAACCCCCTGCCAGGAGATGAAAAGATATGGATGATCATAACACTGCGCCTGATTTAAATGAAGCATCAAAACAATTAAAAGAAAAAGTTTACAAGCCAGAGAACATTTGGGTCATCCCCGATCGTTATTATATCGAATATAATCTCTCTCCTACTCAAGCTCTTATCCTCACCATCATTCGACAGACGAGCAAAAAAAGAGGATTTAGCGAAGTCTCCTACAGTTACATCCGCAAGTACACCAAACAAAAATCTGACAACTCTATCAAGAGTGATATTGACGTTCTCATTGCTGAAAAGAGAGTCTATCGACACTCATATATGTCCCGCAGGGGACGCCGATCCAAACTCGTCTATCCAGACACGGCTGGAAAGTATTGGAGCTATTTAACAGCCTGCAAACAATTTGGAGAACGCAAGAAGTTTGAGGAAGAATTCATGCTTCATCTCTCATCCATCCCAGATCCTGATGATAGTCCTCCACCACCACCACCCTCAAAAAATGCGGGGCCAAAATCAGCAAGCTCAAAATTTGAGGATGCAGCAAGCTCAAAATTTGAGGATGCTATAAATACTACGTATTTAAGTAACAGAGAAAACGACGTAACATGTAAAGGCTCTGACGAGCCACGCGCCGCTTCTTCTGAAGATTTAATGAGAATAGAACTCCTTTATTCTTACTCCAAAAAAGAAGTCGATATCGGACTGGAGTGGTACAAGATGCAAACTCAAACCAAGAAAGACAGCATGAAGAAGCCTATAGCTTGCATCATCAATGCCATCAAGGGAGGATACGCTCAAGAGGAAGTAGCGGCAGCTAACAAGGAGATAGCAGCGCACCTACAACAAGAAGAAAGAGAAAAGCTCAAGAAGGCAGAGAAAAAAGCTGAAGTAGACACCAACAAAAAGCTAGCAGAGCAGCTAGTTCAGAAGTTTTCTCACATGAAATGCTGGTCTCACCAGATTTTTGAGAAGTTCTTTGTGGTAAAAAATTTGGGAGTGGAATGCGGAGAAGATATAGAAGATGGCTGTAGCCTAAAATACCATATTCTCCCTTCAGGAGAAAAACGACGGGGAGCAGGACATTTTGTGAGAGTAGAGTTTAGCCTTCCTCATGGCGAGTTTAAAAAGCAACTCAAAGACTTCTTCAAGGAAGCTGAATGGACTCAATCCCCGGAAAGGAAAACTGCATGAAGAAAGAATTGATTATGTACTACCCCCCAGACTTGGAGATTCTCTTCGTCCCCACAGAAAAGGAGTACATGTTGGACTACATTGACAATTATCATATTAATCGTCTTCTTCAAATGCATCAGGAGATTAACGATAAAGTGAAGGCAGGTCTTTATGATCGTATATGAATTACCGGGGGTTCCAGTAGCATTGAAGCGACACCGGCATTCAGGAAAGAAGTGCTACGATACTCAGAAAAAAGAGAAAGAGATGGTTCAATGGAACATTAAAAGCCAAATGAGAGGGCTTTTCGCGGCCCACACAGCTCTAAAGCTAGTTGTGGAGTATCATATGCCTATTCCTAAAAGTTATTCGAAGAAAAGGGCTAAAGAATGCTTACAGGGACCTCACACTAAGAAGCCTGACCTATCCAATCTTTTGAAGTTTACAGAAGATTCTTTAAATGGCATCGTTTGGGAAGACGACTCCCTCATTAGTGAGATCGAAGCACGGAAATTCTATTCGGAAACTCCCAAGACGGTCTTCAGAATAGAGAATATAGCACAAAAACTATTTGGAGATATGAAATGAGTCCTGAAGAAGAAGTCTTAGAAACACAAAATCATCCTCTTTTTCGAGAGGAAAGTGCCCCTCTTAATATCGCTCTCGCTACTTTTCTGCTGAATTTATATCTAAAGGAGGAAGATGAATGAAGACTCTCGTTGTTCACTATTGCAACTCCATAGATAGGTATTCCAATTATCCTCTAGATCATAGTCTCGAGATTGATCATGATGGGATACTGCGCATCTCCCAAATTCAGAGACGAGAACAGTATGAGTCGGAAGAAATAGCTGTTTACTTCAACTGGGATTTCTACAAAGTGGAGGATGCCGATGACTAAACTAAAACACTCAAAGCCCTTCTTAAGAGATAGAAGAAAGGTGTGGAGATGGAATGCCGATAAAGAAAAGTATGAACTTACTGCACTCAAATGGAGATGCCTCTGTGGGGAATGCGAATGGTGTAAAGCTAAGTTGAATGTTGAAATTGAGAGGGATGAGGAATGAAATGGAGAAATGTAGAGAAAGAGCTTCCCGAAGAGGGTGCAGGCTTATTGATTTTAGAAAATAAACACAGTGGAGATGGTCCTATTATAGGACATTTTTATAGGGGATTCTTTTTTTTAGCTGAAGCTCCCGAAAGATGTTTACCTCTTGTCGTTACTCATTGGTTTCCTATTAAATCTTTATCTAAAAAGTAGTTTATCAAGCTTGAATTAAAATAATTCTTTTTCTAAAAGAAGCTTAATAAGGATTAACCCCTATTAAGAGATGGCTCACGAAATATCAGTTTCCCCAGAATATATCGACACGGTTTGTGAATGGCTCGAGACATGGGCTGAACGTGAAGATAGCTGGACTATCCCTCAATTCCTTAAGTCTCATGGACTTGGATGGACATACTTCCAGGCCATGATGAAAATGTGCCCGCAACTTCACCACACTTTTGAAGTTGTCATCTCTGGTCTTTGCTCCAAGTGGCTCGATTATGCCATGAAGAGGGAGAAAGATCTTCCAAGGCACATGCAAGCAGTCCTAATGAAATATCTCCGTGTCTACGACAATCATGCCTACTCTGTGGATCAGGAGGCTAAAAAAGAAGTAGCACAGAACACCACTTTTGCCGTTACCAATTATGCAGTCGAAGACTATTCAAAAGAACGACTTGAGGGACTTTATAAGCGCCTCTACGATGAAAACGCTAACAAGCGTCGAAGTAGAAAACAGGCTTAACGAGTATAAACCTAGGTCATATCAGGCTCCTATTCTTAAAGCACTTGCCGATGGGTACAAGCGCGTTCTTGCTATACTTCCACGTCGTGCTGGAAAGGATATTACGGCATTAAATTATGTTATCCGCCAGATGTGGGAAAATCCTGGGGTTTATTACTACATTTTTCCGACTTACTCGCAAGCTAAAAAAGTAATTTGGGATTCAATTACCAATGATGGAAAGAGGATACTGGATTATTTTCCCAAAGAACTTGTCCTGCAGCTCAACTCTCAAGAGATGAAAGTACGTATGGTAGCTAAGGGAGGAAAGACCTCTCTTTTCCAATTGATTGGATCGGATAATTACGATTCTCTCATGGGTACCAACCCTCGCGGATGCGTTTTCTCGGAGTATGCATTGCAAGATCCGTTAGCATATCAGTACATACGTCCCATATTGACGGCCAATGGGGGTTGGGCCCTTTTTATCTCAACTCCTCGAGGCAAGAATCATCTGTGGACCCTCTATCAACTTTCCAAAGAGTCCCCCGACTGGTTTTCCTACAAACTCACTGTTGAAGATACTGAGCATATTCCGCTCTCCGAAATCGAAAAGGAACGGCGTGAAGGGCTAATGTCGGAGGACATGATTCAACAGGAGTATTACACCTCTTTCGATATGGGTATTGAGGGCTCCTATTATAATAAATATATTGATAGGTGTAAACGAAACGAACAAATTGGAGTCGTTCCTTGGGAATCGGGATTCAAGGTACACACAGCGTGGGACATTGGGGTTCGGGATCAAACATCAATTATTTTCTTTCAAAACATTGGGCAAACTCTACGCATTATCGACTGCTATGAGAACAGCAAGCAACTCACATCGGCCCCCACGATATTCGTGTGAAGGAATGGGGATCCGGCATTACTCGATTTGAAAAGGCCCGTCAACTCGGTATCCAGTTTACTGTGGCTCCTCAATATGAAGTTCCGGACGGGATAGAAGCTTGCCGTTCTCTCTTTTCTAAGATTTGGATGGATGCAGAAAAGTGCGCAGATTTAATTAAAGCTCTCGAAAACTATAGGCAAGAATATGACTCCAAGAAAAAAGTTTATCTTCCTCGTCCTCTGCATGATTGGAGCAGCCATTATGCTGACGCTTTTAGGTATCTTGCGGTATCACTTTCCAAAACCTTTGATTCTCTAAGCGCAGACGAGATAGAGGCACGATATCATGAAGCTCATTTTGGAGCTGAACAGAAGCTTCCAGCATTTTTTAAAGACAACCATTCTACAGGGACCTATCAATGACACTGTTTCCGCAACTAGATAGCGATTTTTATTCTTATCAGACCGAACACGATAAAGATGTAAAGGTCATGATGGAACAAGCCTATGCTAACAGTATAACGATTAATCAATCCTTCTGGTCAGAAGCTGATATCGATTCTCGTTTCAAAGCAGGAGACCAGACTCTTTGGAACGATATTTATGGAAACCTTCCCGCATTTCGCCGTAGGGTTTTCAATTTCAATCGTATCCGTCGAGTTTGCAACATGATTACGGGATATCAGAGGCGCAATCGAAAAAGTTCAGTAGCAGTTCCTATAGAAAACTCCGATGAATTGACGGCGGACCAATTCTCAAAGATTATGCTCTGGGCGATGAACAAAGATAATACTCTTGAAACCATTTCTCAAGCTTTTGATGGAGCGGTTACAACTGGAATGAATCTTCTTTCCGTCTGGATGGATTATCGGGAGGATCCAATTAATGGAGATATCTGTGTTGATAATGTTTCTTATAATGGTTATCTTATTGATCCTTTCTTTAAAAAGCACGACCTAAGCGATTGCAACTATGTTTGGACACGGAAGTGGCTCACTAAAACGCAAATAAAAGCTCTCCTCCCCGATAGAAAATCAGATATTGATAAACTTTATGCACGAGGAAATCGCGACGGAAAGTTCCAGTTTATGCCCGAGGCCTACAACTATGGAATGAAAGACCTTCTCACCTACGATGAATATTGGTACAGAGACTATCGAACCCAGAAGCTGCTGGTCGATGTAAAGACGGGAGAAACTATGGAATGGAGAGGAAAAGACGAAGAACTCGACCTTTTCCTATCCCGCTTCCCTGAAATCACTGTTATCGATAATGAAATTCAAACAACTAAACTTGCGATCGTTGTTCAAGGAGTGGTCATGTATCATGGGCCTAATCCAATGGGCATCGATCCCTATCCCTTCGTACCTGCTCTCGGGTATTACGACCCACAGATTCCTTACTTTCCGTGGAGGATTCAAGGAGTAGTACGAGGGCTTCGAGACTCTCAGTATCTCTATAATCGCCGTAAAGTGATTGAGCTAGATATTTTAGAGTCTCAAATAAACTCTGGATGGAAATACAAAGCCGATTCTCTGGTTAATCCGAAAGATGTATTCCTTCAGGGGCAAGGGAGAGGTCTCGCTCTCAAACAGGATGCTCAAATGAGTGATGCGGAACAAATTCAACCCCCTAGTGTTCCCTCATCTATGATTGAACTTTCCAAGATTTTAGGAGAAGAAATCCAACAAATCTCTGGAGTAAATGAAGAGCTTCTCGGGAGTGCTGAAGATGATAAAGCAGGAATTCTTTCCATGCTTCGTCAGGGAGCTGGCCTCACTACCTTGCAAACCTTGTTTGATCAACTGGACTTTTCACAGAAAACCTTAGGAAGACTTTTCCTCCAGCTTATTCAAACCAACTTTTCTCCTGGAAAAATTAAAAGAATTATCGGTGAAGATCCCTCTCCTCAGTTCTATTCGAAAGCATTCGGAAAATACGATGTATCGATAGAAGAGGGGACTAATACCTCAACACAAAGACAAATGATGTTTCAACAACTCATTTCTCTTCGAGAGTTGGGACTTCCCATACCAAATGACATCCTGATAGAGGCATCAACGCTTCAAAATAAAAAAGAGCTCGTGGAAGCGATAGACCAACAGGAAAGTCAGCAGCAAGAGATGCAACAAATGCAACTTCAAGCTGCGATGGCCGAACAAGAGGCCAAAATAAAAGACCTCGAAGCACGGGCTGAGGCAAATGCGGGGCTTGGTTTGGAAAGAGCCTCGCGAGTACAAGAAAACCGCGCTTTAGCCGTAGAAAGGCTAGCCGAATCTGAAAAAGATCGCGATCTGGGCACCCTCCACAAAGTGAAAGCAATGAAAGAGCTTGAAGGAATGGATTTAGACCAGATAGAAAGGCTTCTAAGGCTCTCCGAATATATAGACGGACAGCAATCTTCAGAGGCCCGAAGAGATAAGGCGCAGGTTGAAACCCCAAACATAGAAGAACTCGCCGTAATGGCAGAAGGAGAAAAAAATGGTTAAAAAATACCATCAAACAATGAAAGACCGACACGACGAAAGTGTAGGCATGAAGCGATATGAAAGAGGTCGTTCTCATAAAAACAAAATGGATTCTGGATATATGGGAATGCTCTCTGAAGATCATTCTGCTCCAGCAAATCTTCCTCAACACGTTATACAGAAGGAATATCCTCCCTGTAACTATGTTGATAATTACTACCTAGATGATACTTCTAGAGGCATTGACGATAACATTGATGATAGCGTTCGCAAAATCGAATCTCATCAATCAGACAGCATGTATTAATCATGGCTATGCCAAGACCATCCGGGGAAGCTCAGAAAATTGCGGAGAAAACCATTCCTGGTTTGAATATGAACCAGAGAGGTGACTTGCGCAAAAAAGAGAAGAAAGTCCCCAATGATGAAGTAGAACTTAAAATAGTTAACATCAACGAAAATAGAGGAAGATTAAAATGAAAAGAAAAAAACAAGGTTATGATGATCGCCTTGATGAATCTCTAGGAATGAGACATCGCGGTCGTCATAAGCAATCCATGAAGGACAGACGTGATGAATCTAAAGGTGAAATGAAACACCTTACCGGACATGCGTATGGCGGAGATAAATCTATGGATGAATCTTATCGGCATCACATGGCGCAGGCTCACCATAAATATATGGCTAGTCATCATCGCAAAAAAATGCATAAAAGATAACTTTGTGCTCTGTTTGCAGGCTGGGGAGTGGACGTAAGGAAGCTTCCTGGTTTAAGGAGAATAATATGCCGTTTAAATCAAAAAGTCAAAGGGCATGGATGCATGCCAACAAACCTAAAATGGTTAAAGAATGGGAAGCTCATACTCCGAAAGGAAAGAAGCTACCCAAGAAAGTCAAGAAGGTAAAGAAAAAATGAGCTGGCATTGTTTCCCTCATATGCCTGAAGAAGGTGCTCACATTTTGGCGCACTATAAAGGGTGTCCTCAGGGGAATTATTTTGAAATGACAGTTCGAGAAGGAGAAGGCTTAGGCCATATTGAAAAGTGGTGTTATTACGATGATTATCAAACCCTAATGAAAAGGAAAATTTTAAATGAAAAAGATATTTAAATCCTTAGTTTTTATTCCATTTATTACTTTAATGGGATGCTCTCTAGTAACTAGAAGTTATAAAGAAGGCCCGGAGCCTTTTAAAGAAGAAAAAAAGATGGATCTTCATTTTGGACCGTCTCCAAGCGATGGATAAAGGATATGAGCATTATAGAATGGTTATTAAATATGAGAAAGAAAGTAATTAAACATTTAAAGGGCGATATCAAAGGATATAAGCACGAAATTAAAGAAGATAAAGATTTAATTAAGTCATTAAAGGAGAAAAAGAATGGCTCCAAGAAAAAGAAAAGCTGCTGCAAAGCCTGCGAAGAAAAAAGGCCGTGTAAAGATCGGAAAAGGAATGTCCCTAAAGCGCGGAAAAGAAGAAAAGCTGTCAAAAAAACCCGGAAGTAGCAATATCGGAAAGTACAAAAAAGTCTCTAAAGGAGATTTTTGTGGCCCTTCCGGAGGAGCTGCGCCTGGAACCTATCCGGTAAATAGCAAAAAAAGGTGCAGTGCCGCTCTTTCGTATGCAAGAAATGCTCCCAATCCTTCCGGAATCCGAGCTTGCGTAAAAAGAAAGTGTGGTAAGAAATAACTTTCATTAGCCTAAAATCCTGATGTTTGATATAATTCTCACTATAAAACAAGACGTTTCGCAACATTGCGAGGTGAATTTATGGAGTTAAATTATGAAGAGATCTTTGCGCTTTTATGCGTACTGGGGATTGTGTGGGCTACTATCCATTGGAATCCTGAAAGTTTCTGGAGTATCTAATAAATTACATGCATTTTCCCATAGCTTAGATATTCATGCGGATGAGGAAGCCATTAAAAAAGAGGCCGAAAGACGCATGAAAGAAGAAGCCCGAGCCCGGGAGGAAGCTAAATACTGGAAAGAGTATCACGAACGACAAGCCCGAGAGAAAAAAGAAAAAGAAGAAAGGGAACGCAAAAGAGCTGAAGAAGAACGGCGACGAAAAGAAGAAGAAAAGAAAGCTTGGGAAGAATATAGACGAGATTTAGATCGAAAAGAAAAGGAAAGAAAAGAGCGTGAAAAATCTAAATAAAATTGGGATTTTTTCTTCAATTCTTTGTCTCTCTATAGCTATAGGGGCTTTATGGGAAAGAAAATCAGATAATCCTATTCAGGAAATTTCTGCAGACTGCGGCTGTTACTGTCACAAACTTCATGAGAAAGAAGAAAAAGAAATGCTAGCCCAAATAGGGGAGGATCGAGCTCTTATTCTTGAAGAAAAAAGAAAAGCGAGTGAGATACTTATGGCAAAGCAGTATGAAGAATGTTCTAAACCTTTTCGAGATTTTATAGAGAAATTAAATACACATGAAAATCAGTAAGTTTGTAATCCTTCTTTTTACCCCCCTGATGCTGTGTGCTGGAGAAGGAAAAAATTATGCTCAAGAATTTTCCCACTCGCTCTTTTATGATTTTTATCCCTCGGCTTTTGATACTCTGCAGGAATGGGAAAGGTCGGAGGATATTAAGGAGGCACTTCCTTTTTTAGCCTATCTTCTTTATGAGGCACAAAAGCCTACTATTTTAAGTTTTCCTCAGGTATCCCATGCAGTCAATATTTCTCCTCCCCACACAGAAGCACGAAGAATTATGGAAAAGGTTTACCTTTTTTTTGATGAAGAACTGTGGTCTCCAGATTATGATGGACAATAACTTTCTTAAGAAAAGGCATGCTTTAAATCTTCTTTTACCTCTTCTTTCACCTCGGGGGGGGCTCCTTTCATATGGAACTCAATAATATCTACTACCTCGGATAAGGAATAGGAAGGATCGGCCAAGAGATAATCTAAAATATTTTCTGTCATGTATACCTTATTTATTTTTCTAACAGTTTTACCAGTTTTTCTAGAGATTCTGTGAGAGTATTGATCTTTTTCTCTTGATCATTCCACCTTTTAAAAAGACCCCGTCTCAAATTCTCTTGCTTCTCTTCTAAAACTCTAATTTTTTCAGCATGGATAAACTCAGGAAATAGTTTTCCTTCAAACAAATCCATTTGTTCAATTGAAAGAGCTTCCATGGAACCTCCTAATTAATAGTTTATTTGATGTTCATTGATTTAATAAGATATTTGATCTCGGTTATTTTGTCACTCATTTGTAGCATACAGTCCCACATTCTATGTAACCGTTCCTCCATTTGAGTAATCTTATGAGCCGAATTCGAAGAGTGGTCTTTAACTTTTTTACTTTTTTCCATGACTATTCCGTCTTAAGGTTTTTGGACTGTTCCGCAATCTTTATTGCTTCACTGAGACCTTCAATCATTCCTTTTGAAAAATGAATCGTCGGGCCTGCCCTATCCTTTATAAACAGACGGTGCATTCTTTCATAGTCTAGTTTTTTAAGTTTGAGATTAAAGATTAAAATTGTAAGTAAATCATCCTCTTCTACCATTTAATTCCTTTATCTTCAAACTTCTTTCGAAGTTCATTAATAGATTTCTTTCCAAAATTTCTGTGTTTTAACAGCTCAGAAGGTGGTTTTTTATACACATCTCTCATAGTCTTGCATTCCGTTTGGAGTAAGCAATTTTCCGTTCTTACACTTAACTCGGCTTCTTGCAAAGTTGAATTAAGAAATTGGGAAGCGCTCTCATTAAGTTCCTTGAAAAGAGAAGGATGATCTACTTTAAAACGCATATCATATGTGAAAACAATTTGAGAAAATTCCCCTACTGCTTTGGTAATTCCATTAATATAATCAAAAAGCCTTTGGAGGTTTTCGTCCCAAAGATCTTTATTAATTAAGGTTTTAGCTTCTTTTAGAGCTAAAGCAGTAGATTGTTTAGAAATCTCTTCTAGATTTTGTTGGGTAGCGATATATGCCAGTTGTTCCCTTAAACCAATTATCATCTCTCTTAAATCATTCGATTTGGAGGAAAAGTCGGAGATACATTTTTGGGTTTCTTTGTGTACTTCTTGCAACATTTTAAGATGGTTTTCCTCAAACATTTTTCTTTGGCGATTGAGATTAAGTTCGAAGCTCGTGATAGACTTATTGACTCTTTCCCATTGTTTGAGCATGGATTCTTTGAGATTTTGGGCATACGCTTCCATCGCTTCGTGATTAAACTCATTCATGATTTCTCCTTACATATTTATATAGAGTGGGTTTGGTTATTCCATACATTAAACACATCTCCATTACACTCAACCTTTTTTCTTGATAAAGAGATTGGAGTCTTTTAATTTTTTCTGCGGAAAGCTTTGGAGCTCTTCCAATGTGCTTTCCTCTTTTTCGGGCTCCTTCAATTCCCTGTCTAATTCTTTCTAGATTTCTCATTCTTTCATTCTCCGCAATCATTGCCATAAAATTAAACATCATTTTCCCAGAGGCAGTGCGCGTATCCATATCATAGCCCAAAACAATCAAATTTATTTCTCGATTATGAAGCTCCTCAATCAACAATGCCAAATCTTTTGTTGATCTTCCTAATCTATCAATTCCGGTTACCACCAAGGAATCTTCTTTACGTAACTCTCCCATCATCTCCTCAAATTTGTTCTTTTTAGAATTGTATCCCGAAATGACGTCAGAAAATATTTTCTCGCATCCGGCATCTTCCAAAAGAGCCACTTGATTGTCTAAAGATTGTTTGGGGGTAGATATTCTCGCATATCCAAATTTCATGTTTTCTCTTCTCTTTAAAAGTTAAAAAAGGGCTCCTTCCATTTTAATTTAACCATTTCTTTTTTTACATACTTTTTTTACCTCAAACACGGCTTTTCTTGAGGGAAAACGAGTAAAGTTTAGAAACGCCATTAATGGGTGGTTTCTTTACTCCATATTTGTTATAGTTTGGAAACTTAACCTTTAAAAGGAGTTAGAAATGAAATTTTCAAAATTAATGTTACTTTGTACTGGACTTGTAATAACGGGCTCATTAATGGCAGCAGAATCGGAAGACTCTTTTCCATTTGGTACCCATAAATGTAGAGAAGAGAATAAAGAATCTCACACCACCTATATGGGATATGAATTTGGAAGCCAAGGTGTCTCACATCCTTCTATGGGTCATCGATACCAAAACGGTTCTTATATTTTTGATGTCAACGGAGGATATAAATATATGAAAACTGTTTATTCTCCGTGGCACTTTGGAAAGGTGGGGGTGAATATATACAAATCCCTTCATTCTACTGACAAAGGTCAGCTATATGCTGGGGTAGGAACTGATCTAGTAGGAGTCAAAACCCGAAGCTATTATGGAAGGCGAGAAAAAGATTATGCTCTTCATCCATCGGCTTCTCTTGGGCATGATTTCAATCTTGACGAAAGTAAAAAAGTCTTCTTTGAGCTTACCTATAAACCGTATGCATGGGGAAAGTATGAAAACACTTCTCTTCACCATTTCGGATGTCGTATGGGAATAGGATTCTAATTTATTTCTGACTTCTCTCCCTTAGGCCCGTTTTGAAAAATTCGGGTCTTTTTTTGTCTAGATTGCACAATATTCAAATTAAGATTAAAAAAGAAAAAACCTAAGGAGCTCTTATGAAGTTATATTCATATCAACAAAAATGCATAGAAGCGATTAAAGAGTCACCTTCCCCATTTCAACTCATTTCTATGCCGACAGGGACAGGAAAAACCATAACATTTTTAAATGCTGCTAAAGAGTTGAAGAAAAAAACTCTTTTTCTAGTTCATCGCCAAGAGCTTTTAAATCAAACCATCGAAAAGGCTCTGCGAATAGGGATTGAAAAAGAAAATATTCGTTCCATTTCGGCTGAAAAAAAAGAAAAATTTTCGAGATATAATGTTGCTATGGTGCAGTCTCTCTTAAATAACCTTCATTTATACGCTCCGGAAGATATAGAAATGATAGTCGTAGATGAAGCCCATCATTCTTTGGCGCCTTCTTATCTGAAACTCTTTGAACATTTTAAAATATTTGAAGAAAATAAAGTTCTTTTAGGATTCACAGCTACTCCTCTAAGGGGAGATGGGAAAAGTTTGGGAAGTCTCTATAAACATCACACCTTTAAAATGACCTTACAAGAAGCCACCCAGCAGGGATATATCTGTCCCGTTCATGGAATACGATTTTCTATTAAATATGAGTTAGGAAAAGTTGAGAATCGGGGAGGAGATTATGATATCTCAGAATTAGATAAAATTTTCAACTGTGATGAATTAAATGAAATAATCGCCTATAAATGTGAAAACATTAGACGTGTGCCAGCTATTATTTTTTGTACAACCGTCAATCATGCGGAAAGAATAAGAGACAAACTTCTTTCAAAAAATAGAACGGCGGAAGTTATTTCCTATCATAATTCTAAAAATGAATGTACTCAAATTTTAGAAAGGTTTAAAGATCAAAAGATTGAATTCCTTTTAAATGCAGTTAAACTGACGGAGGGTTTTGATTATCCTCAACTTCAAACTATTGTTGTAGCTCGTCCTACTCGCTCTCCCGCACTATATAAACAAATGATTGGAAGAGGACTTCGATGTCATCCTTCTAAATATGATTGTTTAGTAATGGAATTTGGCTCTAATGACCCGAAGATGATTACTTGGGAGTCCATTGATATGGATTCCACTTTTCAGTGCTTTACAGAAGGAGAACTTGTAAGCCGAGAAAAAGGAAAACAAAAATATAATCAACTTTTACGTGGGAAAAGAATTACTCTTTTGGATGTGAGAGTTTCCCCTTTTTCTTTTTATGAATGTAAAATTCAACGAATACTTAAATACCGAAAATATTTTAGATATGTGCCTCATGAAGATGGGTTTATGGTTGCACATATCCTGCCCCATCGGGCTCGAAAAGGAAAAAAATATCATCGCCAGGGACATGAAATGATGACTTACATGCTTATGTGGAAAGATGAATATAAATCTTTTACTTGTTTTTCCCACGGAATTCTCTGGAAAGCTAAATTATGTTGGACCATTCAGGAAGTAGAAAGACAATTAAAATTTTATGCTGATCGCGCCATTCAACAGGGGCAAAATGGGTATCGTCCTTTAGGAAAGTGGTATCCCTCGGAGGAACAACATATCACTCCCAGACAAAAAATCTTTTTAGAAAAATCCGTCAACACGAATGCTCGGAGAGCTGAAATGATAATAGAAGAAAAATCCATTATTAAAGCAATCAATAAATTTTGGATAAATTCCTCTTTTCCTTCATTAGAAGAGGATGAGGACGGCCAAGTAAAAGACAGCCCTCTATTTATTATTTAATAATTGATCTAATTTAAAGTTTAATTTACAAGAAAGTTACGACAAACAGTAGTTACCAAGCTGATGAAATATGAATGTCCCTCATGCTTTCTTGCATGGGAAGATGAAAAAGATCCTACAGACAAAATCTGTCACCCTTTGTGTTCCTTTTGTTCGATCCCTCATTCGCAAAAAGAACTTCTTAACTGGCAGATTGATCACGTTGAAAATATTAACCCACTTAAATTTCCACGCATCTTGCGCCATTTCTACAGGTTTGTCGAATTAGAACTCAAACTCTTAAAGGAGAAGCTCTATGACGCAGACAGTAAAACAAACACAAGAGAAGGTTAATTCTTTTCGGTATCTCTTAACCAGGTTTAATAAAGAAGGATGGGCAGATGCCTCAAAATCTCTTCCTATTCCTTTTGATTTAGTAACTGTATGGACGAATACCGATAAAAAGGTAGCAGCCTGGTGGAATAAAACTAAGTGGGAAGGACTTAGACTCCGAGACCAAGACAAGGTTCTTTTTTGGAAGAGGAGGAGATATGAGCACTTCTCCTAAAAAAACGGTAGGGCAGTATTCCTATGAAATGCAACAAAAACCGGATGAAAAAATTAACCCGATCGATCTCCAGAGAGAAATTCATAAGGGTAATTCTAATGAAGATTCTTTTGAAAATCAGGTTAGGTTAGCGGTTCAAAGAGGAGAAGAACAATTTGAAGGAGACTTTTTTGTGGTTGTTCTCTTTAAAAAGGAAAGGCTCCTAAAGAATGTTGTGAGACAATATTTTTTCCCTAGAAAAACATGTCCCACTCCTGAATTCGACCAAGTAGTTTATCGATATTTTCCCAAGGAAGAAAAACTCGAGTTCATCTGGGTAATTCCCGATAAACAAAGCACTATAGATTTAGCCGTTTTGGGAGGAGAGCTTCCTGAAGAACAACAACAGTTAGTTAATTTCGTAAGAGATTTTAATTCAGGTAAATTAGATCACTTATGCGAACAACTAAATTCTAAAATATAAAAAAATGTTTGGGATACTTGAATTAAATTCCTATTCATTTTAATTAGAAACTAATTCATGAATCGGTTCCCTCCGTTAGTGGGCATGAAGATTATAAGCAGTAACGCGCCTTCGCAAGCGCATAGGAGTACGAATGGCAACAGAAACTCAGAACGTATCGGAAGAAATTCCACAAGAGGAAGTCGTTCAACCTCAAGCTGAGCAACCACCAGAGGAGGTTCAGAGCCAAGAGACTCAAGTTTCTCAACCCGAAGAACAAGAAGTTAAAACTAAAGAATTTAACTTTAAAAAGCTTCGAGAAGAGAAAGAGCGACTTGAAGCAGAGCTTCGAGATTATCGCGCTAAACAAGAAGCTTCTGAAAAGGAAGACGAATTAGGTGAAGAGGATTTAGTCGAAGGGAGACATCTCAAAAGGCTAGAACAGCTCATCTTGCGTAAGGAACTGGAAGCAGTACCAGAGAAGCTCCGCGGTAAATTTGAAGATTTTGAGCAAGTCGTGACGAAAGAAAACTTGGAAAAACTAAAAGAAACTGAGCCTGAATTGTTCTTTTCCATTCAAAGTGGAGATGGCACTAATGCTGAGGGTCTTTATGCGAAAGGTGTTGCAGCTTATAAAACGCTCAAAGGATTAGGATATAATCCTAATAATCAAAATCTTATGAAGCAAAAAGATCAAGTACAGTCCAACCACAAAAAGCCGCTTAGCGCACAAGCGATAAAAGGATCGGGAGCTCTCCATGAAGCAAATGTTTTTGCCAATGGTCTGACTCCGGAATTAAAGAAGCAGCTTCGAAAAGAAATGGCAGAGGCAGTGAAAGCTCGGTAATTAACCGAGGTATCGCATGACCACAACCACAACTGTGTTACCGGCACCGGTACAGCAGAGCTTCTCGTACAAGCTTCTGTCCGTACCAGTTCCGTACATGATTCATAACATACCCGCGATGCTTAAGAATATGCCCCGTAATGGTGGTACTACTCTTAGAATGCGTAGGTATAATCCCTTGCTCACTGCTACGGTGCCGCTAGGGAATACTGGTGTAACTCCTCCTCCTCAACAATTGACAGCCGTCAATATTGATGCGGAAATAGATTTCTATGGAACTTACATCATTTTAAACGAGCAAGTCACTCTTCAAAACCAAGACCCAGTGCTTAATGAAGCAGCACAAAGACTTGGAGTGTCTTTAAGACAAACTGAAGATGAGCTTACTAGAAATATGCTCCAAAGTACAGCTAGTTCTATTAACTGTACCGGGGGTACCAATGGTGATAATCCTACGGAAATCACCCGTTCTGATGTCGATACTGTTATTCGTACTTTAGCGGATAACAATGCCTACACCATTGCAGATAACATCGAAGGAGAAGACCGATTTGGTACCGCTCCTGTCAGAGATGCCTATTTTGCACTGGGTAACACTCAGCTCATTGGAGACCTAGAGCAAGTACAGGGCTTTATTGCTAAAGCTCAGTATCCTTCTCAAATGTCTACTCTGCGTCCTGAGTGGGGTTCTGTGTCTAACTTACGTTTCTTACTCTCTAGTATTGGAAGTGTCACCCAAAACGGCTCCAACAATGGAAACGATGTGTACAACATTTTCTGTGTGGGGATGGAAGCGTATGCCGTGGTAGAACAAGATGGCTATAGTTCTCAATTTATCTATAGACCACCTATCTATGATGGACCACTCGCTCTCAATGCAAGTGTTGGATACAAGTTCGCGCAAGTTCCTCGCATTACCAACGATGCTTGGGTGATTAATCTTAGATCAACCCTATCAGCGTAAGGAGGCAACGATGAACGGAACTATTATACAACAAGGACGTTTTACCTCAGACGGTACTACTAAAACACTTGACATCCGCTCCGATGTGGATTGGATGGAAGTGGTTAATTATACCGTAGCCGATGATGACACTCAAACCACAGCGGTTGGAGTGCAATATTTCTGGCAAAGAGGTATGGCGGATGGCACAGGGATTGAATATAAAAAATCCAATGCTGCCAATGCTGCTCAACTTACAACTGCACTAGCTTCTGGAGGATTTACTCTTCTAGATACATCGGATCAGACTCCGGGTGCGCTTAATTCCACTATCACAGCTATTTCTAATGCGGCGATTCCTGTAGTGACCAACTCTGGTACTAACGGACTTTCGGCTGGAGATGTGGTAAGAATTATCAATGTAAGTGGAGCTCAACAACTGGGTGGAATTGATTTCACAGTTGGAAACAACACTCTTTCTGCAACCACATTTAGCCTCGATTATATGGCTCAAATTGTGGCAGGAACAACTGGGTCCTGGAGAAAGATTCCTTTCCAACCTCAATTCTATCCAAGAAGACGCACTATTACCGCGATTACTCAAGCTCAAAGCGCAGTCATTACAATGTCTGTCACGCATGGGTTTACTGCGGGTCAAGCAGTTAGGCTTAAAGTCCCTAGTGCTTACGGTATGACTGAAATGGACAACCTTATTGGCAATATCACTGCTGTGAGCACTGCTAATAACACCATTACAGTAGATATTGATTCTAGTGCATTTACTGCATTTGCTTTTCCTCTAACAGCAGCGGTCCCTTTCACATTAGCGGAAGTGGTGCCTGTCGGAGAAACAGCAAACGGAACCTTTGCCAACTCTCTGGATGATGCAACTAACAACGTTTCAATTATTGGAATGGAGTTAGCAGCTGGTGCAGATAGCCCCGCAGGGTCTAATAATGATGTGATCTACTGGCGTGCTGGTAAATCCTTCAGCGTAAGCAATGAATAATTGCCATGGGTGGGGACTCAATGTCCCCATCCTTTTTTTGACAAACAGAGAAAACGTTACCAAGAGGAGACATTATGTCCACATTAACCCTCCCCCGAGCGCGGAGAAATACGCGTAAAATTACCGACGATGAAATGCGTAAAATGCGTCAGAAAGACCACAAGATGGTTAAAGGCATTTTTCGCTGTTATGAGCCTCGTGGAGGTTCAATGACCTTTAGTTTTAAAAAATACAAAGGCGATGAAGTCCTTAAATATACCATGGTGGATGGAGATATTTATGATATCCCTCTCATGGTGGCTAAACATTTGAATCAACAGTGCTACTACCCTAAACATTCACATGTTTTGGATGCTAATGGTAAGCCATCAGTAGAAGTGGGTAAAAAAGTACAAAGATGTTCATTTGAAAGTCTAGAATTTCAAGACACCGAAACGGAAGAGAAATGAGCGCACCCAGCAGTTTAGCAGCAATTCGAACAAAGGTAAGGCGCCTTACGGGGCGCCCTTCCCCTCAGCAAATTACCGATGCTCAAATTGATGACTATGTAAATACCTTCTATCAATACGATTTTCCTGAGCATTTGAGAGTATTTTCCAATAATGGAACCTTTGAATTTATGACGATCCCTAATGTGGATCAATATAATATGCTCTCGGCAACTCCTGCCACCCCTGCTTTTAATGAATTAGTTGTTGATTTTGATGGAAGTCCGGCGCAGGCGCAAGATGTTTATTATAACCTTCAACCTCCGGCTTATATTGCGGGATATCAAAGTTTTTATGGACAAAGTAGAGAACAATTTTTCCGAATTTATCCAGCTCTGGGAGACATTAATACTTCCTTAAGTGGGAACGGTACTCAAGGACCTTATACTCTTACTCTCCCGAATGTACCCATGCTCCAAAATTCTGTTACTATTGGGGCTGTAGATGATACCAACTCTACCATTCGAGTAGTGGATAACCCTCAAGATCGATCCACAGGAGGGTGGCTTATTAGTAACTCTACAACTCCTGTCACAGGAACAATAAATTATTTAACAGGCGCTGTTTCCGTCACTTTTGCAAATAATATTCCGAGTGGGAATGAAATCACCTTCACATTTACTCCATATCAGCCTAACAGACCTCAAGCAGTGTTATTCTATGACAACGTTATCACCTTGCGTCCTGTGCCCGATAAACCATATCCAGTGCAATTTAATGCTTTTTTAACTCCTGCGGCCCTTTTAAGTAGCACCCAAGACCCTCTTATCAAACAGTGGTGGCAATATTTGGCATATGGAGCCGCGAAAAAGATATTTGAAGACTCTCAAGATCCCGAAGGAATTGATCAAATCGGTCCTGGGCTTAAAGAACAAGAAAATTTAGTCCTTCACCGTCATATCGTACAACAAACGAATGAAAGAACGGCGACGATATATACGGAGATGACAGCCTTTCCGTATGGAAACTTTAACAATAGGTTTTAAGATGGCATATAATGAAAACATCCCCCAAGCCAGTGATAACCCTTCTCAAAGTCAAGCACAAATTTTAGATAACTTTCAGGAAATTAGCACGGCGTTTAACACCAATCATGGAAATTTTAACGCTGCGGATCAAGGGAAACATTCTTTTCTTCAAATGCCCGAACAAGGTTCTGCTCCTGCTACGAGTGCTAATGAAGGAGGCGTTTATACCAAAGAAGAAAGTGGAGCCACTCAACTTTTCTGGAGAAATGAATCCAATGGAACCGAACAGCAGGTCACTAATACCTCTCCGAATACAGTAGGAAATAATCGAGACTGGAATTTTAGTGATGGCCAACAAATGAGATTAGGAACGGTAGTTCATAATGGAACGGCCACCAATGTGACTTTTTCTTCCGCCTTTAGTAATGCAGCCTATATTGTTCAAATTACTCCTCTCGGAGCAGCTGCATTGGTGACAGCTGTTAATGTTCAAAATCTTACAACCACTGGGTTTCCCGAAGATGCATATTTTGAATTAGAAGATGTATATGTGTGGAGAGGAAGAGTTCGAAAAAGATTTGGATATTCTCTAATAGGATCTGATGATCTCAATTCTCGATTGCGTATCAATTTAGGAAATACCGATGGATCGGGCAACATAAGTACCACCGTTCCAGGGACTATTTTTAAAGTAGGTCAAATGTTTTCCATTGGAACAGAAGTATTTACGGTTAATGTCACCGGCACTCCTGCGACGATGTTAGATACAGGGAGCGCTACCGTGGCTACCTATAATACTACCACGGGTGCCTTGGTTATTAATGGAGCAGCGGCCGCTACGGCATGTTTTTTTTATCCTGCAGAGCCGGTTATGGGGCTAAGGGTCAGAGAAGGAAGTTCCGTTAATACGGAAAATCTTATTGCCTTCGACACTCAATTTGCTTATGAGCGGAGTGGAGCAGGATGGATAAGACTAGGAACCGCCTCATGGACAGGAGATAACGCTAATTTTTTCTGGAGCTCCAATTATAGGGGTGCAAATCCATATGAAACTTTTTTCTACACTGTCAATTTTGTTCCAGCAGATAATATAAAATACATTCCAGAAGGATCCTCCACGTGGACCAATTTACGTCCTCAATTAAATAGTGGAGGCACTAACAGATTTTTAGAAACATCTCGGATTCTTCTTCCTTTTAAAGATCGTCTAGTGGCTCTCAATACGATAGAAGATGAGGGAGGTACGGACCGCACTTATCCTAATCGATGTCGTTTTTCTCAGAATGGAGATCCCACTAATGCAACCACCTCTTGGTTAGATGATACGGCAGGAAGAGGAGGGTTTATAGATGCTCCTACGCAAGAACAAATTATCACAGCTGAATACATTAAAGATCGCTTAATCGTTTATTTTGAGAGGTCTACATGGGAACTTGTTTATACAGGCAATACGGCTCTCCCTTTTCGGTGGCAACAAATCAATAACGAATTGGGATGTGAAAGTTCTTTTTCGGTGGTAGGGTTCGACAAAGCCGTCTTGGGAGTAGGGAATGTGGGGGTACATAGTTGTAATGGGGTTAATGTTACGAGAATTGATGAAAAAATACCTGATGAAGTTTTTAAGATTCATAATGGGAATGATGGTCCTGAGCGCGTTTATGGTATACGTGATTATTATAATGAAGTTGTATATTGGTCTTTTCCTGATGATACTGATAACCCAACGTATCCCACACGTATTTTTCTCTATAATTACCGCAATAATACATGGGCTTTCTTCAATGATTCCTTCACCTGTTTTGGGTATTATCAA